GATAAAGAAGCAAGATTCATGTTTTCGCAACAGCCAGAAATCAAGGTAAAAGCAAGGTTGATAGATGATAAGAGTTTACAGGATGTTGAGTATCTGCAAACAGTAGTAAATGAAGTGTTAAAGAATAGTGGTTTCTCAAATCTTTTGTTACAAAGTGCAAAGGATTGTTTTGTTGCTAAAAGGGTAGCCGCATTGGTAGACTATTCAGAAGAGGACGGAATTGCAATTCATTTTTATAATAGTCTGCAATTTTATTATGAATATCAGTATGGAACAAATAAGTTAATCAAATTTGTTTCGTTTGAATGTGTTGAACAGGATATAACAGTGGGAGGTTCATTGTATTTGGTGAATGAATATACCGTTCGCAATGGTGCTGTTTATATGAGTTCTGCGATTTATAAAGGTTCGGGGGTTTTATCGGAGAAGTTAATTGAGGAACATAAAACAGATTTAAAACAAATACCTGTGGCGATTATTATTAATGATGGAACATTAATGAATAAAAGAGGTATGTCAGAGGTTAAACAGTTGACAGAAGGAGAAGCAACTTACAGCAAGTTGGCAAATGCAGACGTAGATTGTGTTAGAAAGGGAATGAACCCGATTAGATATACCGTAGATATGAGCAGAGAGACAACAAAGAATCTTAGTTCTTCCGCAGGCTCTTACTGGGATTTAGAACATAATATGAATTTGGATGAACCAACTCCAATGATTGGAACATTGTCACCCGATATGGGACATACAGAAGCGTTAAAAAATACGCTTGACAGAATTAATTCTGAAATGTACAATGAACTTGACATTCCAAATATTTCTGAGGAAACATTAGTGGGAACAATTACAAGTGGTAAATCAATCAAAGCGTTATATTATTCTTTAATGGTTCGATGCGATGAAAAGTTTAAAACATGGAAACCTGCAATAGAAAACATAATAAAATTTGTTTTGGAAATTGTTTTATTAAACAAAGATATGACAAAAACAATTTATGAGATTCCACAATTAAATGATGTTGAATATGATATTGTGATTAATGAAAAGTATGCGTTATTGGATGATGAACTGGAAGAAAAGTCCTCTGACATGGAAGAAGTGCAAAATAATTTACGTTCCGTAAAATCATATCTGAAAAAACATAGACATGAGGATTTGATAACTGACCAACAAATTGATGAAGAAATTTTACAGATTGTCTATGAAAAGAGTATGTTTGATGGAGCGATTGCAAATCCTGTTTTGGAGGATAAAACACAAGAGGATGGGGCGGACATTGAAGTAAATAAACAAGTCGAAGAAGAAGAAATAAATCAGAAATTTGAAGAATAGTTATTGACAAATAATTAAAGTATCATAAAACATACAGAGGTGATGCAGATGGTTAAGTTTAGCTTAAAGTCAGCGGAAGAAATTAGAAGAACACTAACAAAGAAACAGGAAAAACAAATATATCAACTTTATTTAGATATGTATAAGGATGTGTCTAAGAAATTAAAGAAGATAGGTAAATATAACAAATTGGAAAAAGTCCAGTTGATTATGCTAAAGCGAGAGATAGAACAACAGATAAAACAAATTGAGAAAGATTTGAAAACAGGAATAAAAAACAGTATTAGAGATACATCAAGGGTGGTGGTAGAAGACACAAGAAAATTTTTAAGTAAATGTGGATTTAAAGATATAGAGCAAGCTTTTTATTATGTCCCAGATACGATTGTAAAAAGAATTGTTTCTGGTGATGTATATAAAGGAGATTGGACGTTATCTAAAGCCATATGGGGGCATACAAGAGATTTTAATACAAAGCTTGAGAGAATCATAGCGAATGGCACAAAGTATGGTAAAAGTGCTTATGAGATTGCTAGAGATTTAGAGCAGTATGTTAACCCACAACAGGCAAAGAAAAGCAAAGCAATCAAGTTCCAGCAATATAAAAGAGATAGTAAGGGTAAATTTGTCTTAGATAAAGATGGAAACAGAATACCAGAAGGAAGACAGAAAACATTTTATTTTGGAAATGTAGATTACAATGCACAAAGGTTGACTAGAACAATGATAAGCCATGCATATCAACAAAGTTTTGAAATGGTAAATAAAAATGACCCATTTGTAAAAGGGTACATATGGCATAGTTCGGGGCAACATGGAAGAACTTGTCAGTTGTGTTTAAGTCGTGATGGGAGGTTATTTCAGAAAGATGAGTTACCATTAGACCATCCAAATGGTATGTGTACGTTTGAAGCATATATACCAGATGATATGAGTACAATAGCTGACAAAATAGGTAAATGGTATAGTTCACCTGTAGGAACATATCCAGATATAGATAAATATGCGTTAGATTTTATGGGAGAATAAAAGATGAATACAAATGTAATGTGTGATAAGTGTAGGCATAATAACGTAGTTGGAAAAGGAAATCTAAAACAGAAGAAAGTGGTTGTTTATGAGTATGGAAAAAGGGATGTTTTAAATATAATATATTTTGTTTGTTTGGAATGTAAATCAATCGTAGTCGTACAGATTGATAATGAAGAAACATTAAAAATAAAAGAATCATTATCAAGAACAATTATGCAGGCAGTAGAAACAAAAAGGGAGGGTGGTAAGGTAGGAAAGAAATTAAATTCTAAAAGAATTCGACTAACAGAATCATTAGATAAAAAGAGAGAAAAATTATTAGAAAAATATAAAAAAGAAGCGGAAAAAGTATTGACAGAAAATTAAAGAGGTGATATAATATGAGAGTAATATGTGATGGGTGTAAGAAAGAGTTTAAAATTAAACTCAAAAACAAAAAGGTGGGAGAATATAAGATAACCTATTTTAGGTGTCCAAAATGTGGAAGAGAATACACCGTAACATATGACAATAATAAAACAAAAAATTTGAGACTGAGAATTAAAACAGTCTTGGAAACACTGAATCATAATCCCGATGAAAGTGTAAGGATGAAAAAAGAAAGAGAAAGAGCTTTTCTTGTGGAAATGTTGAAACAAGAGGAAGCAAAAATAAAAGCAAATATAAAAAAGGAGAATGATGATGGAAGAAAATAAAACAAATCCAAATGAAGAAACAAATACAGAAGAAAACAAAACAGAAGTGAATACAGAGCAGAAAGAAAACAAAACCGAAACAAATAAAATTAATGTTGAGGAAACAAAGAAGCAGGGTGTAAATGAAATCTTAGCCGCCTTAGGTGTGGATAGCAAAGAAGATTTACAGACGATTGTGAGCAAATATCAGCAAGAGCAGGAAAATAAAAAGACAGACTTAGAAAAAGCAAATGATTCTAATAAAACTCTTACAAAGAGACTTGTTGAGGAAAAGGAGCGTGCTGATATTGCAGAAGCGAAATTAGCCGCTATTACATTAGGAGCAAAACCAGATTTAGTTGATGATTTAGTAATTGTTGCTAAGTCAAAGGCAACAGAAGATAAAAAGATTCTTGATGTTATCGAGGAAATTAAAAAGAGCAATAGTGGTTCTGTTTATTTTGTTTCGGAGGAAGAAAAGAAAGAGGATAAAAAAAATAGAAGAACAGTAACAAGAACAAATTCAAAAATGCAGGAGGAAAAACAGAAGGAAGAAAAAGAAGAGGGAACAGAGGGCAGTCTTGCAAAGAGATTATTTGCAAGAAAACAAACAACAAAAAATAGTTATTTTTCACATAGTTAGGAGGGTAAACAAGATGTTTAATCAAACAGGAATTAAAACAGAAAAGTATGGAAACATTACGCAAATTCTTAAAAATGTAGAATTGCAAGAATCAGTTGGAGTTGTTGTTGATGATTCAGTGGCAACGGCTGATAGTTTAGGAAGAAAGATTGTTAAGGCAGGAACACCATTAACTGGTGACCTTGATAACAGAACAACAGCGTTTACAGCGGCAAAAGCAGGTTCTTCTACTGAAAAGTCTGATGCAGTAGGAGTTCTTCTGCATGATGTGGATGTAACAATAGGGGATGCAAACGGAACACTTTTGATTTTTGGATTTGTTAATACAAACCGTATTGATACAACAACAAAAGCAAAGATTACAGAGCAGGTAAAAGAAGCATTGCCGATGATTAAATTCATCGCTTGTTAGGAGGTATAAGATGTCAATTTTTGATTTAATTATCAGTGGCGAGATTGTCGCTTATTGGGAATTATTACAACAGAATTTAGAGCCTTACATGGGGCAGGAGTTATTCCCAAACAATAAAAAGTTAGGATTAAAATTACAGTGGTTAAAAGGTGCAAAAGGGTTACCGATTGTTTTAAAACCAAGTGCTTTTGATGCATCTGCAATTCCAAGACCAAGAATCGGATTTGAGAAATTATCCGCAGAAATGCCATTTTTTAAAGAATCAAAATATGTTGATGAAGAAATGCGGCAGGAGTTAAACAAAGTCATTGAAACAGGAAACCAGAGTATTATTGATTCTATTGTTAATATGATTTTTGATGATGAAATGGAATTGTTAAAAGGTGCGGCGGCACAGAGAGAGCGTATGAGAATGATGGCTCTTACAACAGGTGCTATTGCTATGGAGGGCAACGGACAGGTTTATGAGTATGATTATGGTATGCCAGAAGACCACAAGAGTAACGTAACAAAAGTTTGGAGTGACCCTTCGGCTTCAATCCTTACAGATATTAGAACAGCAAAGGATAAGATTCTTGAGGATACAGGGGTTGAGGTAACAAGAGCAGTTACTTCGTCAACCGTTATGGGATATTTCAGAAAGAATACAGAAATTAAGAAATCAATTTTTGTTCTTACAGATGGAGAAGGTTTTTTATCAGATGCGAAAATCAAGCAGTTTATTCTTGATGAATTAAACATTGAAATTGCAATTAATGATAAGAAGTATGTTGATGAAAGCGGAGCTGTACAGAGATATGTTGATGATGATGTTTTTGTTTTATTCCCAAGTGGAAATTTAGGACAGACATGGTTTGGAACAACACCAGAGGAATCAGACCTTATGTCTTTAGCGGCTTCAAATGTTAAAATTACTGATACAGGAGTTGCGGTTACAACAATGGCGAAGGAAGACCCAGTAAACGTGGAAACAAAAGTTACACAGATTTGTTTACCAGATTTTCCAACAGCCGACCAAGTGTTTATTTACTCCGTTGACCAAGTTTAGGAAGGGGGAGTAAAAAATGTTTGTAACAATTAGAAAGCCAACAAAACTTAATATGTTAAAGGTTACCATGAAACAATATGAAAACAAATACAAAAGATTAGGCTACACGATTGTTGGTGGTAGCATGAAGACAGAGGAAGTGGAAGAGCCAGAGCAGGAAGTAGTTGAGCAGAACATTTCCGAGGAAGATTCAGAAGATATTGAATCTATTCCAATTAGCGAAATGAACAAAGAGCAACTTATGAGGTTTGCAAAGGTTCATAACATAAATACAAAGAGTGCTAAAAATGTAGCAGAAGCAAGAAGAATTATTCAGAGAGCAGTTAAAGAAGCAAAATTGTAAAAAGGTTGTGTGTTTATGGATGCACTGAAAGAGTTAAAAATGAATGTAAGGGAGAACATAATCCCTTACTTTTCTGATGAAGAATTAGTTTATTATTTAGAAAAGAACAATGGGGACGTAAGAAAGGCAAGTTATGAGTGCTTAATTTTAAAGGCAGAAACAACAGGATTAGATGTTAGCGGAGTCTCAACAAAAGATTCTTCTTCTTATTTTAAAATGTTAGCACAGAAATATGTAACACCAAATACAGGTACATTGTTATGAGAAATTTGAAATTTGAACTATATAAGATTGCAAGAGAAATAAAAATGCATGGAGAAACATATCACATAAACGAATTAGTTTGTGATGAATATGGAAAGCCAACAGGAGAACAAAAGAGTATCGTTGATGTAAGAGGACTTTTCCACACATCAAAGGGTTATGTAACAGAAAACATTTCAGACGGAACAAAAACACATTCAAAAGGTCAGCCATTGTTATTATTAAAGTATGAGGACTCAGAGCCTATACAGAATGGACATATTTTAGAGATTGGCTCAAATAGATATAAGGTTGTTGAGAAAAATAACATACAGTTATATAATATTGTGTGCGACATATCATTGGAGTTGGTTGTTAATGGTAAGAATTAAAGCAGACGAGTTGTTAAACAATTTAGCACAAGCACAAACAAAATCGCAGATTGCTATAAAAATGTTTGCAACAGAGGGAGCAAAAAAGTTTCAAAATTATGCAAAGACACACAAAAGA